GTGGCTGGGTTTAATAGTGTTAGCCTCCACGTCAGCTATATTGGGGGCATTGATTCGCGCGGCAATCCGCTGGACAATCGGACGCAAGGGCAAAAGGACGCACTCAGCCAAGTTCTTTATGCTTGGAGAGAGAAGTACCCCAACGCCATAATACAAGGCCATCGGGACTTCTTGAAGCGTGGTGTTAACTGGAAAGAATGTCCCTCGTTCGATGCTAAAAGCGAGTACGCTCATATTTAGCGTAGGGGCAACAAACAAATAAAAAAAATAAGCAAATTATTTTACTATCTTTGACCATTGGTTTGGGTGACCAATGTGTTAAAGGGTTGGGTTTAACGGGGTGCGGATTAGCTATCCAATCCCCGTTATTCTTTATCGTCTATATAGATTTTCTCTCTCCCCTCTAGTTTATTGTAGAACTTCTTTACGCAGTTCCTCCCAAGTTGTGTAATCCTGTATCTTTTCTTAAATCCGTATGGGGATGATAGGTTCAGTCTCTGCACGTCAGAAGGGGATAGCATCCCTGCGTGTATATACGTTTCTACAAGCCCCTGCTTAATCAGTCCTAGCATCAATCCTATGCGATTGTATCCTGGTCTCCCCCCGCATATTGATGTGTAGTACTTTATAGTGAAGTACTTTAGGTCATTGATGAACAAGAGGGCGTATAAGGCTCTTTCTGATATGTTGTACTTCTCGCAGATATCATCTTTAGCTGGGCGCATGTACTTCAGGTAGTTCTTCCCATATGCTGTTACGGAGTCTTCTACTTCGTGTTCTTTGGTGACTAGGTCGGTCATTGTCTTCTTAACGAGGCTTTTTCTCGGGGCCCGATACTTCTTTGGCATATCTATTATATTTGATTATATTTGTCGCAAATTTAATTCAAATTTATGACAAAAGACCTAAAGTACGAAGAGTCCTGCAATTTGTTCAAGGAGAAGTTAAGGAATTTTCTTGATTCTGTCAAGCCATCCTTCCCAGGGGCTCTCCCCTATTATGTTATTATCTACGGGGTGGATAATCCTGCTCTTGAGGAAAATGATGCCCCTCAAACGGATGTGTTTTATTCATGCAATATCGAAGACGAGCATATGCTTGAGGAGGTTATTGATGATTTCTACGACTGTCACATGAAGGAGGTTCGGGTAAGGGAGGTTAGGGCTAGGAAGATTGAGAAGGGGGACAGTTTTATAGAGAACTGGATTTCACCAAATGATTAGTTGTGATACGCAAGATAATTTTCGGGAATAACCCAAAGGATGCTATGGCTTATTTCCTTGGGATGTCTGTTGGGGGCGGCAAGATTGTGTCTATACAAAGGTCAGATGATGTCAGTAATTACGCCTTTGACATTTACATAGAGGACGAACAGGGCACTATGCTCTGGAAACAGATAATAAACCTACCAACTATAATTGAATATGACTGTAAATTCTGAAAAACTATCACCTTTAGACCATTTTTTGGTTAAAATCCCCAAGAAATTCAAGGATACCATTGAAATTGCTGGGCAATCTATGTATTTAGAGTCCAAGTTCAATGAATTCGAGAACAGATATTGCTATGGGGAGGTTGTTGCCATCCCTTCCAAGCACGAAACTCCTGTTCAGGTTGGGGACACGTTGTATTTCCATCATCATGTTGTTATGGACAAGAATGCGTCTATTGGGGATGACGTTTATATTGTTAAATATTCTTCTCAAGGGGGGCATTCCACGCAGGCTTATGCTTATTCTAGGGGTGAGGAAACCAAGTTATTCTCTGATTGGGTGTTTGTTGATATAGACAAGGATGGTGAGTCCAAGACTGATTCCGGGATAATCTTATTGTCAGCCCCAGTAAAGTCTAGGATGGCTACTGTTTTGTATGATTCTGATGTACTCGCTGAAAATGGTATATATAAGGGGGATAGGATCTGTTATTCTATCAATGCTGATTATGAGATGGAGTTTGAGGGGAAGACTGTGTACAGGATGAGGATTGATGATATTTTGTATGTCGAAGAAAAAGAGCTTTAATTTCTCTACTCTTGATGCGGCTAAAAGGCTATTGTCTTCTATGGAGGATGCTATTAACAACATGATTGAGGAGGTTAAGAAGCCTGTGTCTCCTGATCTTGTTGGGGCTGCTAGGAAGGCTGAATTATCTTCTATAAAGCAGACTGTTACTGATGCTAGGGAGTTATTGCAGGAGAGGCAGCGTATTGAGGAGATGATAGCTTCATTAGAGGATAGGGGGGAGATGGATCCTTCTAAATCTGATTATGAGGGTGGATTTGCAGAGCAATTTGCGAAGTAATGTCTGGGCTTGTATCTATAAATAAGTTTAACGAACCGGTAATCAATATATGCCCTGATAATACTGCTGGGGTTGTTATTAATATTGATGGGATTTACATACAGCTCCCGAAGATGCCTGAAAAGAACAAGATTTTGTTTTACGACAGGTCTATATCAAATCAGAAGTGGGAGAGAATCCCTCCTCCGCAGGAGTTATCTAAGATAAAGTCGATGGATGATTGGAGTGCTCAGCCCAAGGAGTTTAGGGATAAGTACACCCCGTACATCAAGAAGGAGTTTGAGAGGCGTAGGAATGGCTTGTGGTTTTTCAATAATGGTGTCCCGACGTACATTACTGGGCATCACTATATGTTTCTTCAATGGAGTCAGATGGACATTGGCTATGGGGGTTATTTAGATTTTCAGAGAAAGCTCTTCATCCATGCTCAGGCTTGCTTTGAAGACCCCAGATGTCTTGGTCAGGTGTATGTGAAGTGCAGGCGTAGCGGGTACACCAATATCAGCTCATCGATTATTGTGAATAATGGGACGAGTGTTTCCGATAAGGTTTTGGGGATTATGTCAAAGACCGGTAAGGATGCTCAGGAGAATATCTTCATGAAGAAAGTCCTCCCTATGTTCCGCAGCTACCCGTTCTTTTTCAAGCCCATCCAGGATGGCACTACGAATCCAAGGGTTGAGCTTGCGTTTAGGGAGCCTGCCAAGAGAATCACCAAGACCAATAAGACCTTGATGGATACTCAGGCTCTTGATACGATAATCAATTGGAAGAACACGACTACTAATGCTTATGACGGGGAGAAGCTTCATACGCTTTATCTTGATGAGGCTGGCAAGTGGGAGAACCCTATGGACATTACTGAGGTGTGGAGGATTCACAGAACCTGTCTTATTGTGGGGAAGAAGATTGTTGGGAAGGCGTTGGTGGGCTCTACTGTAAATCCTTTGGATAGGGGTGGCAGTAAGTTTAGGAAGATTGTTGCTGATTCCGATCCACTTGAGAGGAATGAGAATGGTAGGACTAAGAGTGGGTTGTACAGGATATTCATCCCTGCGTATGAGGCTCTTGAGGGTTTTTTCGACCCATATGGGAATCCGATAGTAGACAACCCTTCAAAGCCTGCGGTTACTATTGACGGGGATTCTGTTTCTATTGGGGCTAAGGCTTATTTGAACAATGAGAGGAAGTCTTTGATTAACGATTCTTATGAACTCAATGAAGTAATCAGGCAGTTCCCTTGGACTATTGATGAGGCTTTTAGGGAGTCTACTAAGTCCACGCACTTTAACATTGGGAAGATCTACCAACAGATAGAGTACAACAGAAGTCTTTATCCAGATCCGATTATACGGGGTGATTTTGTTTGGAAGGATGGTCAGAAGGATACTGAGGTTTTGTTCACTCACAATCCATCTGGGAAGTGGAGGATTTCGTGGCTTCCACCGGAGAACATCCGCAACAGCAAGACTTTAAAAGACAACAAGCCATACCCTGCTAATGAGCTCATTGGTGTTGGGGGTGTTGACTCGTATGACATTGATGCCACTATGGATGGCAGGGGTTCTAAGGGGGCTTGTCATTTGTTTAATAAGTTTACGATGAATCACCCGTCGAATATGTTTGTTGCTGAGTATGCCGAGCGTCCTCCTCTTGCAAGGATATTCTATGAGGATATACTTATGGCTGCTGTTTTCTATGGTTATCCATTGCTTATTGAGAACAATAAATATGGGATTGTGAGGTATTTTGAGGATAGGGGTTATGACGGGTATATATTAGACAGACCTGATCACTTGAAGGTTCCTATGAGTAATTCTAATGTCAAGACGAAGGGGATTCCATCGAACAGCCAAGATGTGATACAGGCTCATGCTCAGGCGATAGAAGCCTACATCCACGAGAGTGTTGGTATTAACGATGATACTGGGATGAACGGGAGGATGTACTTTGAGAGGACTCTTGAGGATTGGATTAATTACAGGATAGACGATAGGACTAAGTACGACTTAACCATATCATCAGGCTTGGCTTTATTGGCTGCTCAAAAGAACAGGCCGATTAAGAAGAGTGTTGATTTATCTAATAAAGTTTTCTTCAGGAGATACAAGAATTCTCCGTTCAACAACCCTCAATTTAGGTAATTAAGTGCCTGTTATAAATGTGCTTATATTTGCGCTAGTGCAAGTAATGCAAATTTATAGCGTATGAGCAATAAAGTAAATTTTCCTAGTGGTAGCTTCCCAAATCCGCTTGCCAGTACGGAAACCAAATCTACTAAGGATTATGGGTTGAAGTATGCCA